CGCGAACGTCTCCGGGTCGATCGTGTGGGACATCACGAAGCTCGGATAGCAGAAACCCCGCCCGCGTCGCGTTCGGGTGGCCCTGCCCCTCCGCTGCCACGAGGGGGGATGGGGCGCCGCGACGGGGCGGGGCTGGCATCTGGGGTCAGAGAGTCATCCACTCGTCGAACCGCAGGCCGCGCAGCGCGGCGGCGGGACGGGACGAGCGGGCCAGACGCTCACGACGCTCGGCGCGCAGGACCGCGGGGGCGGCGTCGCCGGCGCTCTCGCACGCGGCGAAGAGGCGGGTGGCGATCATCTGCTGGGTGTTGGCGTCCATCGTCTGCTCCTGGTCTGGCTGGTTCACGGGTCCCCCTGTCGGGCTGTTGCGTATAAGTGCGGGAGTTCGAGCCCCTGATACACAAGCCCTGAAATCTGCTGGCTCTAGTCTCACGACTAGTGGGCACGTGACTAGATTCCTCCGACCTCCCCCACTAGTCAAGGGACTAGCCCTAATCTGTGACGCATGGGACAACTGATGGGTGCGCGCGAGATCGAGCTCATGCTCGGCGTCTCACGCCAGCGCGTCCAGCAGCTCGTCAAACACCGCGACTTCCCCCGACCCATGGACCGTCTCGCGATGGGCGCAGTGTGGCGCCGCCGAGACGTTGAGAAGTGGGCGCGAGCCACCGGCCGCATGTCCAACGAGTGACACACGAAGACCCACCCCCGACGCGCGCACGTCGAGGGTGGGCCGTAGGACCCATCCTCGCTGAGGGCACAGCAAAGATGGGCCGCTCCACTCAGAGGCGCTACGGGCGCTTCTGATACATGCCCAACACAACAGCGAGGCGAGCCATGCTGCAACCCGAAGAGCACCCCGTCGACCGCATCCTCCACCGCGTCAACGACATGACCGCCCGCGCTCGCGTCTACCTGGCGATCGCAGCGGCCCGGCACCTGCTCATAGGATCAGTGGCCATCGCGATGCCCGGTTCGTTCTCCTCTGCGGCCTTCCTCCCCATCCTCCGCACGGCCCCGCTCTGGATGTGGGCCGCGCTCATGATCGGCGCCGGCTCGGCCTGTCTCGTGGCATCTGTCGCGAAGTCGGAACCGATGGCGCGGCTGGGCATGGCATGGTCCGCGACGATCACCGTCATCATCGGCGTCAGCCTCGTCATGGCGGCGCTGAACAGGACGGCCACGCCGGTGGGCCCCATCCTCTGGCTTGCCATCGCGCTCAAGGACTTCGTCGTCTGCGCCCAACCGATCCGCTCCCCATTTGAGGGGCTCACGGATCGGATGGCGAGGAAGGCCGGAGACTCCGTCAACTGACCCACTCGGGAGGGCCACCGTGGAGAAGCTCGACTGGCAGGGGTGGTCCTCATTCATCCTCGCAATCACCGGACTGTTGGGCATCGTCTCAACGCATCTGCTGAACCGGCGCGGGAAGCGCGTCCAGGCGCAGCAACAGGAGGCGGCCGAGGATCTGGCCGAGCGCGCGCAGGGCTTCGACGAGATGAAGGAGCTCGTCGACCGGCTCAACCACGAGATCGAGCGCATTGAAGCTCGAGCGGACCGTGAGGCGCAGGCCCAGGCCCGGCGCTGCCGGACGTCGCTCGATCACTTCATGGTCGCGTTCATCACTCTGATCGGTCAGGTCGGATCCGAGCAGGCCAAGCAGGCCGCCGAGAAGGCGATCACTGAGGTCGAGGTGCACCTCGCCGAGGACCACCCCGACGATCAGCCTGCGACTGACTGACCCCACCCACCTTCAGGAGGCCCGCATGGGCGGTTCCACCCTGCCCACCGCGTCCACGCCCGGCTACGGCACCATGACCCGCAACGGCCGCACCTACGTCGGCTGCGACTGCGTCATCGCGTTCGTCGAGGCTGGCGAAGGGCTCGGGCTCGCCCGCGGCCTCATCAAGTACAACGTCGACATCGTCCAGCTGACCGGCACCGCTGCTGCGTCTGCTGGCACGCACGCCCAAGGCGGCGCGTTCGACGTCCGCCAGTACTCGCGCGAATGGTCGCACCTGTGGCGAGAGATGGGCGCGGCCGGCTGGCCCCGCATCGGTGCCGACTGGGATGGCAACGAGCACTTCCATGGCGTCATCGACTGCCCACACAACGCCCCCGCCGCCTACCAGATCCCCGCCTACTGGCGCGGCTACTCCGGGCTGGGTCAGGCCACGTCCAGCACCTACGCCGGCATGTGGGGCTACGGCTCCAAGGACCCTGACCCGTGGCGGCCCTCGACCCGGCGCACGTGGCGCGAGGGCATCGCATGGGCCAACGCGCAGACCGCAGCAATCACCGCCCAGGAGGACGACATGGCCATGACCCCCGCCGAGCGCGCCGCGCTCATCGACGACATCGCGACGAAGGTCTGGAACATCGAGGTTCCGAACCACGACGCTAACCGCGACGGCAAGCCGGACGGTGCGAGCCTCACCCGCTCGAACCTCGTCATGGCGAACTGGCGCGGCGGCCAATTGCAGGGCGCCGTGGCGACGCTCGCTGGGCAGGTCGCCGGGCTGGCGAAGGCGCTCGAGCAGATCTCTGGCGGTCAGGTCGACATCGCCGAGGTGCAGGCGGCGGCCAAGGCCGGCGCGCAGGCGGCGCTGGACGAGCGGATCTCCGATGCCGACGTCACGCTCAACGTCACCCCGTCGGCCTGACCACCGCCCGCAGCTCGAGCGGGAGGCTGTGCGCCTGCTCGTCACCGGGGCGCTGCTGATCCTCGGCTGCGCCGCTCTCGGCGCGTGGGCTGCCGCGAAGACCGTCCTATTCCTGACGGTGCCGAGGGAGCGGACGTGACCAGCCCCGAGCCGCCGACCTTCATCATCCCGACCCGACGGTGCTGGCAGTGGTGGGCACGGCGCCCGCACCGGCCGCACCTGCAAGGCAACCCACCGAAGACCCGACTCTGCCCCGGCATCCCCGCCCGAACTGAAGGAGCAGCATGAACATCGACCGACTGAAGCCCTACGGTAAGGCCATCGTCGCGTTCCTCGCGCCAGCCGCCGTGTCCCTCACGTCAGCCGTGCAGGACGCCTCCGCAGGTGGCGACGCGATCACCGCCGGCGAGTGGATCACCGCCGCGTGCGCCTGCTTCATCACGGCCGGCGTCGTCTACGCCGTCCCGAACAAGGACCCGCAGGCCACGCACCAGGCCGAGTCCGTCCAGCCGCCCGCCGCGTGATCGCCCGACTGCTCGCCTACCTGCGCCGGCTACCCGCCACGCTCGCCCGCATGGGCGGCTACTGGGGCGGCGTCACGATGCGGTGGCGGAACAAGGACGATGCCTAAGCAGACCTGCGGCGCCAAGCTCACCCTGTACGGCGAGACGTACCGGTGCGACCGGCGCCGCGGCCACAGCAAGGAGTGGCATCGGGAACGCATGTACGGTGCCGACGACCGCGGCCAGTACCAGACGGTCGTGCGATGGTCCCGCTGGAAAGACCGCCGCACCTGAGCCTCCTGCACGACTGAGCCCCGTCCTCTTCGGAGGGCGGGGCTCTTCGGCGTTGTCAGGCAGGCGGCGCGATCTTGGTGGTGAGCTTCACCTCACGGGTGCCGCTCCCGCCGTATTCATCGGTCACGACGACGCGGTAGGTCACGAAGTAGATCGGCTCCCCTGTCTTGGGGTCACGTGCGCCGTTGTCCTCGATGACGAAGCCTTGGTGTGCGACGCGTGACGGGTCAAGCCCGAGCATCGCGGCGTATGCGACTGCCCGAGTATTCGGCGGCAACGTCGTTGGCATCTCAAGCCTCCTCGACGGTCTCGGGCCGGTCCCACACGAAGCCGGACGCCTCGACGGCCTCGCGGACCTTGGCCGGGTCGATGCCCTGGCCGAACGCCTCCACGAGGTTCGCGTGCAGGTCGCTGATCTGCTGGGTGGTGACTGGGGTTGGCTCTAGACTGCTCACGTCGACTCCTAGTGTCGGCCACGCCCCCGGACGCCTGACCGCGTCGCGGGGGTCTTTCGTGTGCCCACGGTAGCACCGGGCGGGGACGACGACAGGGAATCGGCCCGGATGGGCACACTAATGGGCACACCCAGCCCCACACTCACCCCGAACAGCGAACCGCCCCCCGCCTGTCTGTGCAGGTGGGGGGCGGTTTCTGCGTTGCGCACCCGGAGGTATTCGAAACCCCAACCTTCTGATCCGTAGTCAGACTTGTTGTATGCTCAGGGTAGCCGAATCCCCTTGATTTGAGCACGAATTCGGGGTCTCGACTACCCTGTGTCTGGACCCAGAATGGGCACAGTAATGGGCACACTAGATCGGAGACGATATGACGCTGACCGAGTTCCTCCTGGCCCGCATTGCCGAGGATGAGGCTGAGATGGCCGAAGCTGTTCGACTTCGCCACCCCGGCCTGACTATTCGGCGCAGCCCGTCTCGCTTTGAGGCCGAGTGCGAGGCCAAGCGGCGCATCCTCGAGACGTGCGAGACGTACGAGTACGAGGTCACCAACGCATACGGCTACGACGACGTCCTGCGCGCCCTCGCCGCTGTCTACGCCGACCACCCCGACTACGACGAGGCGTGGCGTGCCTAAGCCTCGCGCCGCCTACGGCTCCGGCGCCAAGCCAGCCCAGCGCGCCGACGGCCTCTGGGTCGCACGCATCGAAGCGGGCTGGACACCCAACGGGACACGGCGCCGCATCACCGTCAGCGCCAAGACGGAGGCCGAGTGCAAGCGCCGCCTCAAGGTCAAACAGCGCGAGCTCGCAGCCGGCGCGACCCACGGGCAGAACGTCCGCGCCACCGTCCACTCATGGTCCGGGGAGTGGCTCGCGGCCCACGCCAAGTCCGTCCGCCCCAAGGCGTACGCCACCGACGCCAGCGCCGTCCGCAAGTGGATCGTGCCCACCCTCGGCCAGCGACGCCTCAGCGACCTCACGCCCGCCGACGTCCGTGCCGTGCGAGCGGCCGTCGAGGCGGCCGGGCTGACGTCGACGACAGCGCTGCACAAGCACGGCGTGCTCATGCGGATGCTCAAGGCCGCCCGCGTCGAAGGCCACGACGTGCCCCTACGCGTGTTCGAGACGAAGCGGCCCGGCAAGGCCGTCAGCGACCGCGACGCCATCCCCACCGAGGACGCCCTGCTCATCCTGGCCGAAGCCATGCGCGACGGCGGCGGACAGCGATGGGTCGCCGCCTTCCTCCAAGGCATGCGGCAAGGAGAAGTCCTCGGCCTGACGTGGGACGCCGTCGACCTCGAGCGCGGCGTCATCGACGTGTCCTGGCAGCGACAGGACCTCCCCTACGTCGACAAGAAGGACCACTCGAAGGGCTTCCGGGTCCCCGACAGCTTCGAGGCCCGCCACCTGACCGGCGCCACCCACCTGACCCGTCCGAAGACCGCCCGCGGCCAGCGGCTCCTGCCGCTCGTGCCGTTCATGCACGACGCCCTCATGCAGCTGCGCGACACGCGCCGGGCGAACGAGTGGGGCCTCGTGTTCACGGCGGAGGACACCCGCAAGGGCCACGAGCGCGTGATCCCCGTGCGCCCCGAACGCGACCGCAAGGAGTGGGAGGCGCTACAGGAGCGCGTCGGTGTCAGGCACCCGTCCGGGCGGCCCTACCTGATCCACGAGGTGCGGCATACGACGGCGACGCTACTGCTCGAGCTGAAGGTGCCCGATGCTGTCATTGAGGCCATCCTCGGCCACGCCGCGCTCGTCCGCGCCTATCTGCACGTCTCGACCGACCTGTCTCGGGCCGCGCTTGAGCAGGTCGCCGAGCGCCTGCACCTGACCCTGCCGCCCACCCAGATCGAATCCTAGTCGTGGCGGCGGCCTGCAGCCTGCTCCGCCATCAACACGAGCAGCTCCCGCGCCTCGGTCGGCAGAGCGCGCCACGCGTCGAGGAACCGCACCAGCAGCGGGTCGTGCTCGCGCCGGACACGGCCGCCCTGCACGACCCGCAGGCACGTCCCAGGCGCCCAGCCAAGCGCGGCCTCGATCGCCGCCAGGGTTGCGTCGAGATAGTTCGACCGGTTCCCGTTCTCGATGTCGTCGATGACGCGCTCCGACACCCCCGACGCTCGGGCGAACGCCGCACGGGACCGCCAGTGCCGCCCCCGCTCCGATGCGATCTCACGCCCGAGCCGCTGCCACCCCACCTCTGCCACGTTGCGTCAGACTTCCCGGATTGCGAGGTGTGCGCACGTCCCAGTGATGCGGTGCGCCCAATCGATGGCAAACTCCCGCAAATGGGCGCAACGTCAGGTCAATGCTTAACGGCCCGGAGTGCGCGCCGCGCATCCAGTCGGGACAGGCCGTCCTCGCGCTCGGCCCGCAGCTCCCGCTCGAGCTCGAGGCGGCCGACAGCCTTGCCCGACTCGTAGAACTCGAGCGCCGGGGACATGAGGCGGCGGAACAGCCACCCCATCGTGCCGGTGCCGGCGACAAGCATCGACAGCCGCCCCCAATGGTCGGACACGTCCGGCCCGAAGGGGATCACGGCATAGATCTGGATGGCCCAGGCGGTGATGGTGGCGGTGTGTGAGGCGGTGCGGAGGATCTTTCGCATGGAGGCTTTCCCTGACTGCTCCGGGCTGGTCCCGGCCCGACCCAGCCGCGGCCCCGAGCGGCTTCAGGTCTGGCTGGTGTCTGTCCTGCGAACGTACGACGGGGTGCCGACACTTACCACCCAAATCAGGTAAAAAGCCTCGATCGTCTCACGCGTGGCGCGCGGGGCGCCCTTCACCCCCCGACTCGTTGCTCCGCAGCCGCTCCTCGGCGCGCATGAAGAGGTCCAGCAGAGGCACCCCGAGTGCCCGGCAGATCGAATCGAGTTGTATCACGTCGGCTGTGCGCTTGCCGGTCAGGATCGCCTCGAGAGACCGCTTGGACACGCCCGACTTGCGGGAGAGCTCCTCGACCGTCATCTTCGCGATGGCGCGTTCAGCCCGGAGCTGGTCGGCCACGGCGATCGACAGCGGGCTCTGCTTCCTGGCGTTCAGCGAGTGTGGCTCCGCACCGCGAACCGCGAGCAGATCCTCCTCCTCGTCATGCAGCACGTGGTCAGTCCAGTCCGATCGGTCGTCGGCGACCAATGACCAGCTCGTCCCGTCAGGCCACTGAAGGGCGCGGTCAAGGTCAGTCAGTGACGCACGCATTCGCGGCGACGGCGCGCCGGACATGGTGCGCAGGTTCTGCACCCAGCGCGGAGAGGGTCCACCCTCCGACTGGATGACAGGCAAGGTAAGCCCGAGCGCCCGGCGTCGTTGCTCGACGAGGCGGTACAGCCGTTCCCACTGTGTCTCGCTCACGGCATGAGTATGCCCACCGCCGACGCTCCGCATGCCCTCTAGTGCGCAAGTTGAAGCCAAAAATACCTGCGCTTGTGAGATTTATGAGGTTTGGTACTGGACTTGCGCGAAACTTGCGCGTAAGTTTCCCGTCATGAACCAGTCCAATCCCATCCCAATCAGTGTGGATGTGGACGAAGCTGCTCGACTCACCTCACTCTCCCCCTTTCAGGTCCGAAACCTCATCAACGACCGGACCATACCCGCCCGCAAGCAGGGTACCCGCGTGCTCGTCGACTATGCCGGCCTTCTGGCCTGGTTCGAGTCGCTGCCGCTCGCTGGCAAGGGAGAGCAGGCGTCATGAGCAAGCTCGCCTACACCCTCGACGAAGCCGCTGAGGCGACTGGCTTCTCCGTGAAGACCCTGCGTCGCGCGATCGTCTCCACCGACCCGTCCGCCTTCCCGCCCCCGCTGGATGCCAAGCGTGCCGGCGACGCACCGAACTCCCCGTACCGGATCCTCGCCCCGGCGCTCGTCGCCTGGCTCGAGTCGATGAAGGACGCCTGATGCACGGCTACGTGTACCGCGCGTTCAACAAGGACGGTGTCCTGCTTTACATCGGGTCGACCGGCGACCTTGGCCGCCGGCTCCACCAGCATGAGCTGGCGACCCGCTGGTGGAGCGCGGACGTGACCTTCACATCGACCCGATTCGACACCTTGGAGGCGGCTCGCCGCGCCGAGCTCGAGGCGATCGCCGCCGAGTGCCCGCGCTGGAACATCCGCGGCCGCTCTCCGCTCCACCCGGACGGCCCAGCCACTGACTACGTGGACGTGCTCGCCCTCTATCCCGATGACTGCCGTTGGAGCACTGGTCGCTCGCCCTTTGTGGCGGTCACCTCTGCGCGCCGCCGCCGAAACCGAGCGGCCTAAGAACGCCGCTCGGCTGGGTTTGACATCCCACCCCCCCTCGATGGTCGCCAAGCCGAGCGGTCTTAACCCCCACAGAAAACAGCGGGACCGACTCCCCCTTGACGAAGAGCCGGCCCCGCTACGAAACCCCACCAAGGAGTATCGCATGAACAGCGTAACCAAGCTCCCCACACACGCAGACCGTGTGAACGCTGCCGAGAAGCGCGCCAGCAAGGCGCTGAACCAGCTGCGCGACCGGTCGTATGAGGTCGGCTTCAAGACCGGCCGGTTCGGCAAGCCCGCCGACGAGAAGGAGGAGCGCGAGGCCGCATCCGAGGCCACGGACGCACTGACCGCTCTCGTGGAGCTCGCCCTCTCCAACGAGGCGGGTGTGCGATGACGATCCCCTGGCGCCCCGACGCGCCCTACCGAGGCAAGCACCGTGCACCCCGCGCCCCCCGTCGCCCGCTGGTGAACGAGGAGCGCATCCCGACCCAGTTCCTCGCAGACGTCGTGCGGCACATGCGCCCCGGCGCGTTGTCGCTGGACCCTGCGCTGATCGGTGACGGGCTCGACATCGACGACGCGATGCGCCGGGCTGGTGTCGACGCTGACGACGCCCTGACCGCGTGGAGGGCAGCCTCATGAGCGCGGACTATGGCGACGACCGCTACGGCCTGATGAGGGTCCACATCGCCGCCCAGCGCGCCCGGTGGGCGTGTGACAAGTTCTCCCGCAACTTCCTCCGAGAGTGGGCCAAGGAGCATGGCGTCTCCGCTGCCCACCGGCTCAAGTTCGACCTCGCTTGGCACATGGCGCAGCACGGCCTCATCGACGCCGAGGGAAACCTCCGCGATGGCTTCCCTGGCGGTGCGTCATGACCGCCCGGCATCTGTCGATCCACCGTGCCGAGCGTCGCGCCACGCAGGTCGTGTTCGTCACCGCCCTGTGGGTCGTGCAGCACGGCGTCCTCGGCTGGTTCTGGGCCGGTGAGACCGCGGGCCGGATTGGGTTGCGGCGCAAGGCAGGTGTGCGATGAGCGCCGAGAAGTGCGGCACCCGCACGGGCTACTACCTGCACCGCAAGGTCAACGAGCCAGCGTGCCAGCCGTGCAAGGACGCCATCGCGGCGTACAAGCGCGAGTACCTGAGTCGCACTCCGGCCGTGCAGGCGAAGCAGAACGCCTACACCAAGGCCCATGACCGAGCGTTGCTGCGGCTGAAGGACGCTCACCCCGCTGAGTTCGCACGCCTTCTCGATGAGGAAAGGAGCGCGTCGTGATCACCCACTCCCACGGCACGCCCGAGCGCACCGCGATCCAGCTCGACTTCGAACGCATCCGCGCCGAACTGCGGGACCGGCTCGACCGGCTCGACGAGGCCACCCAACTCCGCGCCCTGCGCCAACTCGCCCACGACGACCCCGACGCCGTCAACGAAGCCCTCGACGCGGAAGGTGCTGCGTCATGAACAGCCGCGAGCCGATACTCACCCCCCGCATCAGGTTCCGGCTCTGGCTTGACCTGCGCGTGACCCTGCCTGTTCTGCGAGCCCTGCGCTGGCTCTTCCGCTGCCCTGAGTGCCACACCCGACCCGATCGGCACCGATGGTCCAAGGCGCCCCGCTGGGATCACGACAAAGTCGCCGCGATGCTCGGGATCGTCGAGGGGCGCTGCCCGCGATGCGGCGCGGAGCTTGAGCGGGGCGCGTCATGAAGCCCCGCGTCTACCAGTGCCAACGATGCACCGGCCACCACTGGATGGTCAGCGGGCCTGCCGTGCAAGGCGTGCGCCGCCAGTACGACGGCCTGACGACCTGGGCTGAGGCGATGCAGCAGGCGCGGAACCTCGCGCGCTGGGCGGGGGTGCGGCCGTGAGCGTCCTCCTGCTCGCCCTCGCCGCCCTAGTCGTCGCCGAGTTCTACATCCTGCGCGCCACACCGCGCGCCCGCCGAACCGAAAGAAGGCAGCCGTGAACGTCATCGTCGGGTTCCTCATCGTCGCCCTCATCACCTGCGCCGGCTGCTACGTCACCTGCGCCTGGGCCGACGACACCATCGAGGTCGCACCCCAGCCCCAGCCCGTGCGCCGGGCCTGCGACAACACCGGCTGCGGCTACCGGAGCGTCATCACCGTCACCCGCCGAGGCGGACGGACCGCGCACGTGTGCGCCGGCTGCCACAACACGGGCGAGTTGATGGGCTGGTGGATCTGATGAGAGGCCACGACATCAGCTTCGTCATCTACGACGAGACGGCCAACGCCACCAGCTCGTATGAAGACGACGACCACATCACCTGCTGCGAGAACGACGACCTCGCGCTCTGCGGAGCGGACGCCACGAACATGCACTGGCTCGACCCGGACGCGGAGATCAACTGCGCCACATGCCTGCGCCTCGAGCTGGCCGACGCGGAGTGGCTGGATGCGAACTGCGACAACGATGCCCGCTGCCCCCACTGCCCGATGAACGTCCTTGGAGGCGCGTCATGAGCGACTACTTCCTCAACAACTTCGAGTCCGGCCACGCCTTCTTCGAAGGCCACGCCCCCGGCGCGCACAAGCTCCCCTCCGGCCGCTGGGTCGCCCACTGCGACGACGGGTGCATCGACCCCGACGAGCCCGGCGTCCTCATCCACGCCGACCGCGACGCCGCCGCAGAGCAAGCCGCCCACATCCTCGCCGGCCGCATCCACGGCCCCACCGACACGGAGGGCGCACGATGAGCCTCAAGGTCGGCGCGCTGTTCGCAGGCTATGGCGGCATCGAGCTGGCACTCGGGTCCGTCCTCGACACCGAGCCCGCCTGGTTCTCGGAGTTCGACAAGGCCCCGTCAGCCATCCTCGGCCACCACTGGCCCGACGTCCCGAACCTCGGCGACGTGACCAAGGTCGACTGGGCCGCAGTGGAACCCGTCGACATCATCACGGGCGGCTCACCCTGCCAAGACCTTTCGCACGCCGGGAAACGAGCCGGCATGAAGGCCGGGACGCGCTCCGGCCTGTGGGCGTCCATGTGCGACGCCATCGACATCATCCGACCTCGCCTCGTGGTGTGGGAGAACGTGAGAGGGGCACTCAGTGCCGAAGCCGATAGCGCAGTGGAACCCTGCCCGATCTGCGTGGGAGACGGAGGACGTGTCACTCTGCGGGCACTCGGACGTGTACTCGGAGACCTGGCCGAGCTCGGGTATGACGCGTGGTGGTACGGCCTACGCGCTGCCGACGTGGGAGCAGCGCACGGACGGTTCCGAGTCTTTCTCTTCGCCACTCCTGCAAACGCCGGTCGCAGCGGAGGGCTCGAAGCCCTCGAACGTGATGGGCGTGGAACGGCGGGCTTCGACGGGGCAAGTGTTCCTGACGAATCAGATCGTGACGCTCTGCGGGCTGGATCCGACGGAGGTCTGACGCTGCTGCCGACGCCCGCCGTCAATGACATGGGCGCCGCCTACACGCCCGAGACGTGGGATGCCTGGACCGAGCGCATGAAGGCCGAGCACGGCAACGGCAACGGGCACGGCAAGTCACTCAACATCGAGGCGCTACGGCTCCTGCCGACACCGACGACGGTCGAGGGCACCGGCCCCGGCTCACACGGCACGGGCGGCGACAACCTCCGCACCGTCGTCGACCAACTGCTCCCGACGCCTCGCGCGACGGACGGCACGAAGGGTGGCCCGAACCAGCGCGGCTCGTCCGGCGACCTCATGCTCCCCAGCGCCGTCGGCCGACTCCTCCCCACACCCGAGGCGTCCCGAGCTGGCGGGACGATGGAGCAGCACCTCGAGCGGAAGCGCCTCGCCGACGGTGGCGTCCGCACCGCCGTCACCAACCTCGACGTCCTCGCGGCCGGCGCGCAGCAGCAGGACTGGCGCGAGTACGAGGCCGCGATCCGCCGCTGCGAACAGGCATGGGGACGACCAGCACCACTACCCACCGAACCCGGCGCCAAAGGCCAGCCGCGCCTTTCCCCCACGTTCGTCGAGTGGCTCATGGGCCTGCCCGAAGGGCACGTCACCGACCCCGCCATCGGCATCAGCCGAAACGACCAGCTCAAGGCCCTTGGCAACGGCGTCGTCCCGCAGCAGTGCGCAGCCGCCCTCCGCGCCTTCCTCGCCGACACCGCCAAGGAGCGTGTTGCATGATCTCCCGCCGCGAAACCATCTCACCCGTCGCCGTCCACCTCTCCACGAGGCGCGAAGACGACTGGCGGACGTTCGCCAACTGCGCCGGGCTCGACGTCGACGACTTCTTCCCCGACAACCGCGGCCACCAAGTGCCACAGCAGGTCATCGCCGTCTGCGCGAACTGCGAGGTAGTCCAGCAATGCCTGGACTGGGCTCTGAGGATGCGCATCACCGAAGGCCTGTATGCCGGCACCACCCCCAGCCAGCGCCGCGGGATGAAGCTCGGCGACCCCGCCCCCATCATCAACGCCCGATGCGCGGCGTGCGGCGGGCCGAAGAAGTCCACCCGCACCAAGTACTGCCGCCGCTCGACGTGCCGGACCGTCCACGCCCGCAAGGCCGCCGCCGCGACCCGCGACGCACTGACCCAGGAGGCTACTTCGTGAGCACCGTCGCCCTGCCTGTCGAGCAGACCATCCCCGACCTGCAGAACATCATCGAGCACGCCATCCTCAACGCCGAGCGGTCCCTGCAGACCACCATCGGGCCCTCGTCGCTCGGGTCCGGCTGCGACCGGTGCCTCATCACCGAGCTCGCCGGGCTCAAGCCCGAAGAGGGCCGGGCGCCCTGGCTGCCCACCATCGGCACCGCCGTCCACGACTGGCTCGAGGCCACCGTCATCCGCCACCTCATGGCCAGCGGAACCGACCGGTACATCCCCGAAGGGCGCGTCCTCGTCGGACACGTCGACGGCCAACCCATCCACGGCAACAGCGACCTCTTCGACGTCCACACTGGCACCGTCGTCGACTACAAGGTCACCGGCACCACCACCCTGCGCAAATGCCGCACCCACGGCCCGTCCCTCACCTACCAGCGGCAGGCGCAGCTCTACGGAAAAGGCTGGGAAGACAAGGGATTCGACGTCCGCTCCGTCGCGATCTGGTTCCTGCCCCGCAACGGCTACACCATCGACAACGGCTTCCTCTGGCAGGCCCCCTACGACCGCGCCGACGCCGAGAACACCCTCGCCCGCGCCAACGCATTCGCCGCCGGCATCCGCGCCATCGGCGCCGAAGCCGTCCTCGCCTCGGCGCCACCACACACCGGGACCGAGTTCTCCTGCCCCGCGGTCGACGAGCCCCCCAAGACCCCCGACGCCTTCCTCGGCGTCGGGTGAACCACCGCAGTTCCGACAACACCACACATCAAGGAGCACCATGAGCAACAACGAGATCGACGGCTTCCTCCTCGGCGGCGGCGGCAAGTCCGCCTCCTTCGAGACCATCGGCGACAGCGTCACCGGAACCATCCTGTCCGCCGAGGTCAAGGACCAAACCGACATCGGCACCGGCAAGCCCCTCACCTGGGACAACGGCGAGGTCAAGAAGCAGCTCGTCGTCAAGCTGCAGACCACGCTCGCCGAGGACGGAGACGACGACGGCGTCCGCGCCATCTACGTCAAGGGCAGCAAGAAGGCCGGCTCCCGGTCCCTGCACGACGCCGTCGCTGGCGCCGTCCGGGCCGCCGGGGCGAAGTCCCTCGAGGTGGGCGGCACCCTGACCGTCACCCACGACGGGACGGAGCCGTCGCAGACCCGCGGGTTCTCCGACCGGAAGCTCTACTCCGCCACCTACGCCGCCCCGAACAAGGCAGCGCAGGCCGGTGACTTCCTCGGCACCCAGCAGGCCACGACACCGCAGCAGCAGACCGCCCCCCCGGCCGCCTCCCCGGCGGCTGCACCCCAGGCGGCCCCGGCCGTCGACCCTGCCGCCCTCGCCGCCTTCCAGGCGTGGCAGCAGTCCCAGCAGAGCGCCTGACCGCTGGCTCTGTCGCTCGAGCCTCCCCTCCCTTGGGGCTCGAGCGGCGGGGCGAACCGGCCAGACCCCCCATCCGAGCCCCACCGGAACCGCAAGGACCCGCCTTGATGACCGAGCCAGACACCTCCCCACCAGACGGCCCCTACGCCGCCGCAGCCGCCGCGTACTGGGCCGCCGGCTGGCGCGGCCTGCTGCCCCTGCCGCCCAAGCAGAAAGCGCCCGTCCCCAACGGCTGGACCGGCGCCCGCGGCGAATGGCCCTCCCGCGCCGACGTGCAGGCATGGATCGAAGACCGACCCGACGCCAACCTCGCCCTACGCCTACCCCCCGGCGTCATCGGCATCGACGTCGACCACTACGACTCCAAACCCGGCGGGCTCGTCTTCACCCAGCTCGAGACCACCCTCGGCGCCCTGCCCGCGACGTGGCGCACCACCAGCCGCGACGACGGCGTCTCCGGCATCCGCCTCTACCGCATCCCCGAAGGGCTCCGCTGGCCCGGCGGTCTCGGCCCCGGCATCGACACCATCCGCGTCGACCACCGCTACGCCGTCGCCTGGCCCTCCATCCACCCCAACGGCGGCACCTACCGGTGGATCACCCCCGACGGCGCCACCGCCCTCGGCGTCGTCCCCAACGTCGACGACCTGCCCGACCTGCCCGACACGTGGGTCGCCCACTTCACCCGCGGCGAGCTCGCAGCCGACCAGCCCCACGCCAACCTCACCGACGCCGCCGCCGGCCAGTGGCTCACCGAGCGCGGCAAGGGACAGCCCTGCCGGCACATGCGCACCGCCCTCGACAGGGCGACCGCCGACCTGACCGTCGCCACCTCCCGCCACGACGCGACCCTCTCCGCCACGAACCGGCTCGTCTGGCTCGCCGGCGAAGGCCACACCGGAGCTGCCGCGGCCCTGCACGAGCTGCGGGCGGCGTTCCTCAAGGCGATGGCCGGTGACCGCTCCGACGGCGTGGAGGGCGAGTGGGACCGCATGGTCACCGGCGCCGTCCGCATCGCCGCAGCCGCCCACCCGAACCCCAGCCCCGACCCGTGCGACGACCCGTTCCACGGCCTCATCCCAGCCACCCGGAAGGACAACCCATGGACAGCGTCACCGAGTCCGACATCCACCTCGCCCTCTGCGACTGCGGCCACCTCGACGTCTTCCACGTCGTCGACTTCGGCGTCCTCGGAGACTGCGCCGCAAGCCACTGCATCTGCGACGGCTTCCACGACGTCACCGACTGACGCAGACGACCTCACCGAGACCCAGATCCGGCGCAACCAGGCCGCCGCCGCCGAACTCGAACGGCTCCGCGCCCAACGACAGGCACAGCGCCTCCTCGAGCGCGAAGACGAGGACAGCTTCATCGCCGACCGCGTCTGGCGGCGCATCCTCGACGACAAGGCCGCCATCGAGTACAAGCGGCAGACCGAGCCGCCCGCACCGCCCTTCGACGCCGGCACCCTCGCCGACGTCCTGGCCCGACCCGCGGACCCGCCGATGCGCGTCGCCGGGCTCATCCCCTGGGCCGCGTCCGCCCTCGTCGTCGCCCAGCGCAAGACCGGCAAGACCACCCTCCTGCTGAACTACGCCCGAGCCCTCATCACCGGCGAGAAGTTCCTCGGCGAGTTCGACGTCATCGCCCTGCCGCACGACGCCCGCGTCGCCTTCCTCAACTACGAGGTCTCCGCCGCCCAGCTCGCCCGGTGGGCGCACGAGGCGGGCATCCCCGAAGACCGGCTGTACCTCGTCAACCTCCGCGGCCGGCGCAACCCGCTCGGCAACCCCGACGACCGCGCCCTGCTCGCCAAGGCACTCGTCGACGCCAACGTCCACGCCGTCATCGTCGACCCGTTCGGGCGCGCCTATACCGGCGTCAGCCAGAACGACAACGGCGAGGTCCAGGCGTTCCTCGTCGGGCTCGAGGAGTTCGTCCGGTCCGACGTCGGAGCCCTCGACCTCATGCTCGCCACCCACGCCGGGTGGGACGGGGAACGCACCCGCGGCGCGTCAGCCCTCGAGGACTGGGGCGATGTCATCATCACCCTCACCCGCGACGCCGACGAGGAGGAGCGGCGCTTCATGAAGGCGATGGGACGCGACGTCGACGTCGACGAGGACGAGCTCGTCATGGACGAGAACCGCAGCCTGGTTCGCACCGGCAACGGCTCCCGACGCGAACAGAAGGGCGACCGCGAGTCCGCCCGGCTGGCCGTCTACGTCGTCCGCGCGGCGCGGGAGAACCCCGGATGCTCCAAGTCGAAGCTCATCGAGGCGATGCGTGAGATGAGCGACGCGCCCTCTCTGGGGAAGTCGAGCCGCACCGATCTGAAGGTCAAGGAGGCCATCGGATACGCCGAGAAGGCCGGTCAGCTGAGGGTTGAGAAGGGCTCTCGCGGCACACCGGACAGGCACTTCGAAGCGTCGGAATCCACAAGTTATCCACAACCACCGCCACCACCGCCCAACCACCGCACTGCGGTACCCCACCGCACCACCGCCGCCCCCGTATATGGGGCGGTGGTGGGTGGTGGTGGTCCTGAGCGGCACTCAAGCACGACGAAGGGCGGCGGTGGTCCCGACACCGAAGCGCGAGTCGTCGAGAGGACCGTCGCCGGTGAGCGCTACCGCGTGAACCTCGACACCGGCGACATGGAGCCCGTCTGATGGCCACCCTCCAGCCCCGGCTCTTCGAGCACCTCGTCGCCACCGGCGTCATCGACGCCAAAGGCATCAACGACCGCCCCCGGCCCCGCACCTGCCGAGGCTGCGGCGCGGACACCCTCGTCGCCTGGCGCGACGGGATCCTCGACCCCGTCGCCGTCGACCTGCTCGCCCTCACCCCCCTCGGCGAGCTGCAGGCCCTCGCCAGTGGTCGCGAGACGTTCCAGCACTGGGGCGGCGCCACCGGCGGCCTCGACACCCGCCGGCCCCGGATCATCGCCCTCCACCCCGCCGGTAGTCACCCCGGCGCCCCCGTCCGGCCAGAGCACCGGTGCGGCTCCCCACCGCTCGACCACATCCCAGCCCCGGCCGTCACCGGCCCCACCGACACCCCACCGTTCTAGGAGAGACATGAACCCCAGCAAGGCGAAGGGCACCGCGGCCGAGACGCTCGCCGTGCGCTGGTTCCGCGCCCACGGCTTCCCGATGTCCGACCGGCAGCCACTGCGCGGCAACCGTGACACCGGCGACCTCGACCTGTGCCCCGGCCTCGTCGTCGAGGTCAAGGCCCACAAGCTGCCCACCGGCCACCCCACCAGCGGGCAGATCGCGACATGGATGGCGCAGTCGCAGCTCGAGCGCGTCAACGCGGGCGCCTCGTACTGCCCGCTCGTCGTCAAGCGCCCCGGCACGACCGACGTCGGCCGGTGGTTCGCGTTCATCACGTTCGCCGACCTCGCGATCCTCACCGGGGCGTTCGTGCCCCGCGATATCGACACCGTCCCGGTCAGCCTGCCGGTGTCCGCCTTGGCGGCGGTGCTGCGGTCGGCCGGCTACGGCGACCCGCTCGAGGCCGCCGCATGAGCCTGCACTGCCGCGCCTGGTGCACGCACTGCTCGTGGAGCCACTCCGGCCCCGACGCAGACCGGGCCGCGCACCTGCACACGACCAGCAAGGCGCAGGGCCACGTCCAGCACCCGACCGCCAGCAGTTCGCATCCACGTCAGTTCTGCACCGATGAGTGCCGACTCGAGAAGGAGTCCCGATGAGCCCCGAGCAGTGGACCGAAGAAGACCTCAACGAACCCCGCGAGGCCGAAGCCACGAACCCCGCAGACGCCGGGGCGCCCCCGCGTGCCCCCGAGCCGTCTCAGGCCGCCACAGAGGCGCACAGCGACGAGCGGTGCGGCTTCACGGTCTACGACAGCGACGGCGAGGAGCAGCCCTGCGACCGACCGACGACCGGCTGGCGCTGGTATCAGGGCCACGAGCATGAGGACGCACTCGACGTCGCCTGCGAGTTGCACGAGAACGAGGGCGGCCGACGAATCCACGCCGCCGAGCGTGCGCTGGCCGACGAGCGGGCCAAGGTGGCGCGAGTCGAGGCCGCCCTCGACAACGAGCCGATCATCGTCGCCGCGATCCGCCGCGACCTGGAGCGCAACCCCGACGGGCGCGGCGGAGAGATCCACTTCATCCCAACGACTCCCGGATATGGCAGGAGCGGCTGCCCCGGCGACAACCTCTCGAGGTGGCCCGACGAGATCCGCGCGGCGCTGGCCGGTCCCGAGCCCGAAGCGTCATGGCGCCGACTCAACTGCCCGGTCTGCGGGTCGGGTGAGGTTGGCGACTGCGTGTGCCCCGAGACCGAGGCGACCGAGGAGGCTCGGTGCCAGTACGTCAGCGAATCGCCATGGGGCCTGACGCAGTGCGCGCTGCCCGAGCATGACAACAGCGTGCGTCACGCCTTCTCGCCCTCCGAGGCGATCGAGGGCGGTGACCGGTGAGCAACCCGCCCGGCTGGCCCCGACCCCGCCCCCACACCTGCCCCTGCGAAGACTGCCAACGCCGACGCGAGGAGACGACGTGACGACCACCGCACCCACCACCGACTGCCCCACCTGTGGACGAACCGCCAAGGAATGCGACGACTCGCGCGCCAAAGGCTGGGACAACTGCTGCCAGAAGTGCGACGAACGCGGGCAGGTCCAGAACCACCGACTCCGCGCCGTGAAAGTCGACCGCCAGTGAGGCGCCTGACGATCCACCTCGAGTTCGCCTTCGGCAAGGACGAGCCTGAGACCGAATGGCGCGAGGGGTTCTCCGTCGCCGAGCGCGCCCCACGCGACGACCCCGACGAACGATCCGAGCTGGACCACCGCCGCCCCATCGGCTTCGCACCCCAGGAGGACCACTCATGACCGACTGCGCCCGAGGTTGCCTCCTCTACGGACAGCACACCCCAGACTGCACATGCACCGCCGAGTGCCCCGAACATGACCACCACTGCGAGGGCTGCCTCCCCCGCCAAGCCGAAATCGGCCACTACTGCCAACGCTGCGCCTTCGAGCTCCGCGATCTCATCGCCGACCTGCCACGCCTCATCGGCGGCATGTACCTCATGCCCGGTGGGCAACTCGCACCACCTGACCGCACCAACAACGGCGACCCCAGCCGCCGCGCCACCAAAGTCGACCAGATCAGCCCCTCGCCCGCGCAAGAAGCCGCCGACGAAGCCGCCCGCTGGCTTCACTCCTGGGCCCTCGCGCTCGCTGACACGCTCCACGAGCGCGGCCCCTTCGAGTACCGGCAAGACGGCATCCCCGAACCCAACCCGCGCGCCGAAGCCCGATACCTGACCAGCCGCCTCGCCAACCTCTGCGCGCACTTCGCCATCAACGACCTCCACGACGAAGCCCGGCAGCTCACCCACACTCTCACCCGCACCACCGGCACTGACGAAGCCAACCAGCGCATCCCAACCCCCTGCCCCCACTGCGGCCGGCGCACTCTCATGCGACCCAACGGCGAAGACGAGGTGGTCTGCCGCAACACGAAATGCACCCTCAAGTGGGACTCCGACCACTACGGCCTGCTCGCGCGGGAGGCAACCGCATGACACACCTCATCCACGACCCCCTCGTCACCACCAGCCAAGCCGCCCAAGCCCACGGGGTCGCCCCCGCGACCATCCGCTCATGGGCCAACCGTGGACTACTCACACCCGCACGCCGAGACGGACGCACACCCCTCTACAGACTCTCCGACGTAGACGAAGCCGAATACCTGTCCCGCACCCGAGACACCACCGGCCGCACCACTAGACGCATCGCTTAACGACACGCTACGGTGAACGGTTGCCCATGCAACATTCGCACTGTTAGGCTTCGCCTAGCGCGTCGTCCACACCCACCGGGTCAGACGGCGCGCTTCGCATGCACCCGCCGCCGCCCCACGTCCTACACGACCACCCCGGACGCTGGCAGTCACCGACGCCGTCCGCAGGGTGCACGACGTAGGTGCCGAGCGGCGGGAACCAGCTCACGGCCCGAAAACCAAGGGTGTGCAGGCTTTCCCTCTGCGCCGGACCGTGGCCCCAGACGGACTCCCATGCCGCTCTTGGGGCGTAAACCTCTGGCAGTCTCGGGCCGTCGCGCTTCGATGAGACTGCCGCGCCCGAGGCGAAGAGCACGGGCTCAACGGGCCGGCCCGACTCCGCGCGCGCAAGCGAGGTAGCCAGCACCGACCCCGAGACTTTCGGGAGACGACCATGCTCGCGACAGACCGCTGTGACCGCTGCTCCGCGCAGGCGTACACCGCATGGTGGCATGCCCACCACAAAGGCCTGCTCCTCTTCTGCGCTCACCACGCCACCGCGCACGAGCTCGCCCTCGTCGCAGGCGGCTGGGAACTCACCATCGACGACAGGGCCGCGCTGATGCGGTCCGTCCGCGAACCCGAGCCGGCATGAGCGAACCCGACAACGTGTGCCCCACCTGCGGGCGACCCTGCCCCGTCGACCGCATGCCACACGGCGACTGCCCCGGATGGACGAAGGAGGATGGCCATGGCTGACAGTGGACGAGTCCTCTACGCGCAAGCCCCCACCAAGCCGACCGGCGTCCGCATCGTCCCCTGGGGCGACTCCACGACAGCCGCCGACACGGGCCGCTACCCAGCCACCTCATGGGGCACCCGCGACTTCTGGGCATGGGGCCACGTCATCTCAGGCGGCGCCTACCAGTACATCCAGAACGGCGGCCTCGCAGGCGACGACACTGGCGAGGCGCTTCCCCGGTTCGCCACCGACGTCGCCGCCTACAGCCCCACCGTCGTGCCCATCGCATTCGGCATCAACGACGCCGTCAGCGGGCTCTCACTCGCGACCTTCCAGACCAACATCCGCGCCATGGTCGGACTCGTCCGCTCCATCAAGGCCGCACCCTGGCTGTGCACCGTCTCCGGCAACACCAACACCGGAGCCATCCAGCAGCGGATCGCCAGCTACAACGCCTGGCTGCGCATCTACGCCGCCGCAGAAGGCATCCCGCTGCTCGACATCGCCTCCGTCATGACCAACCCCGCAGACGGCAAGATCCCCACCGCCTACGACCTCGACGGCACCCACCAGAACGCGGCCGGCGCCAAGGCCATCGGTCAGAAGATTGCCGACCTCGTCACGCGCACCCTGCCCGTCTGGACGCCGCCGCTGCCCGTGTCGAACACCACCGACTCGCAGAACCTGCTGACGAACGCGCTGTTCCTCAACGGAACCACCACCCCGACCGGCTGGCTCAACACCCTCGGCACGCCGTCGATCATCAGCGGGGACACCGCGATCAAGGGCAACTGGGCGCGGCTCACCGACAACGGTGTCGCCACCTCGAACCTTCGCTTCAACGCCAACACCGGCATCTCGGCAGGGGACGTGCTCCGGTTCTGTGGGCGCTACCGGCAGGTCCAAGGCACCTCGGTCGGGACCACGTCGCTCTACCTAATGATGTTCGCCACCGCCAACCGGCAGGCCCTGGTCCTCGGCGCGCAAGCCCAAGACATCGACGGAGCGTTCTGCCTCGACGTCGTCGCCCCCACCGGGATCACCAGCTGGCAGGTGCAGATGGCCCGGACCTGCACCACCGCAGGCAACGGCTACTCCCAGATCGCCCAGATCGGCGTCTACAACCTGACCACCCTCGGCCTGGCCTGAGCGGCAAGGAGCAGACATGACCGCCTCACCAGCACACGTCACCCTCGTCGCCAACACCGTCACCACCGTCACTCTGGACCAGAACTTCTCCTCGGTCGAGGTGCTCAACGTCGACGGGGCCGCCGCCATCTACTTCACCGTGGACGGCACCACTCCCACCGTCGAAGGCAACGGCACCAACGTCCTGCCCGCCGCGATCGGCGGGCTCACGCTCTATGCAGGTAACGGCACCGACACGGTCAAGCTCATTAGCGCCGGCACGCCGAAGGCGTCCGTCCGAGGGATCTGATGGTCAAGCGCAACAGTGCCCAACGGGACAGACTGCGGCGCCAGATCGCCCGCGCCCGACCCGCCTGCCACATCTGCGGCGCACCCATCGACTACGCGCTCCCATACCTACACCCCAAGTCCTTCGTCATCGACCACATCATCCCCCTCATCCGAGGTGGTGCCGACACCATCGACAACGTCAAGGCAGCACACCGCGACTGCAACTCGGCCAAGCGCTCACGACGCATCGCGCCCATCGTGAAGCGCTCCGGCTCACTACCCCACCCGGGGTCACCCCTTGACCCACCAGCGCCAGCACCTCCGGTGTAGGCGGCATCTCTCTCCGACCTTTTTCCACGAGGCAGGTGACTCGCCATGGCTGCTCGGAAGTCGCCCCTGCGGGCTGTCGCTGCCGATGAGAAGGCGGCATCTCCCCTCAAGCTGCGCACCATCGCCGAGGCTGCGTCGTCGGGCACGACCCGTGACGTTCTGATCGCCTCGCGGGACAGGATCGCACGGGCCCTGGATGACCCGAACATCGCGGCTCGAGACCTGGCTTCGAACAGCAAGCGGCTGATGGAGCTCATCCGCGACATCGAGGCCATCGACGCTCGAGCCGCTGAGGATGGGGGCGCCGGTGCCGAGGTCGAAGATGGCGAGTTCGACGCCTCGGCTGTCTGAGTACGCCAAGAAGTTCACCTTCCCGGCCGGTATCACGAGGACGGTCTGGCCGAGGGTTGAGGCGAAGGGGCTGGAGCTCGGGCTCGGGTTCGACTGGTGGCAGGCGCAGGCCGGCACGGTCATCCTCGGCTACGGACCTGACGGTCGCTATCGGTCGACCGTGGGCGGCGTGGGCATGTCGATCCCTAGGCAGGTCGGCAAGACGTACTTCGTGCTCGCGCTGCTCGTCATCATGTGCATCCTGTTCCCCGGCTTGCAGGTCGTGTGGACTGCGCATCACCTGCGAACCTCGACGAAGACGTTCACGTCGCTGCGGGGCATCTGCCGGCGCAAGAAGGTCGCGCCGCACGTCAAGGCGATGCGGGCCGCGAACGGCGAGCAGCAGGTCGAGTTCCACAACGGTTCGACGATCATGTTCGGCGCCCGTTCACAGGGCTTCGGCCGCGGCTTCGACGAGATCGACGTCGAAGTCTTCGACGAGGCGCAGATCCTCGACACGAAAGCGCTCGAGGACATGATCGCCGCGACGAACCAGGCGCGACACCAGTACGGCGCGCTGCTGTTCTTCATGGGCACACCGCCGCGCCCGTCGGACCCGTCGGAGGCGTTCCGGCTGCGCCGTGACGAGGCGTGGGCCGGTGAGGCCGAAGACGCGATCTGGCTCGAGATCGGCGCCGACCCCGAGTCGGACGTCAACGACGAGGACCAGTGGGCGGTGATGAACCCGTCCTACCCGCTACGGACGCCGCGCGAGTCGATGCTGCGGCTGCGGAAGAACCTCAAGGACGACGACTCGTGGAACCGTGAGGGCCGCGGCGTCTGGGACCCCAAGAACACGAGCCGCGTCATCGACGAGCAGTCGTGGGCGGCGGTGGCCGACCCAGCGTCGATGGCGATTGACCGGTTGACGCTGGCGATCGATGTGGCCCCGGATCGCTCGGTGGCCTCGGTGTCGCTGGCTGGTCTGCGGCCGGACGGCATCTGGCATGTCGAGCTCGACGAGCACCGCTCGGGCGCTGACTGGGCTATCGGCTGGGTGAAGCAGCGCGCCGCGCTGGTGAAGCTGCATGCGGTCGTGGTCGATGAGCTCGCCGGTCTCGCGGAGAAGCGCCACGGCCGGCACTACCTGAAGGGGACGGATGTGGCGGTAACGCTCGCGTCGTCCGAAGGTCGCGACATGGCGATCGCGTGCGCCGGCTACTTCGACGCCGTGATGGGCGCGACGGTCCGCCACACGGATCAGCCGCAGATGAACGTCTCGCTGTCTCAGGCGGGGAAGCGCCCGGTCGGTAGCGGCTGGGCGTGGAACAAGAAGACGCCGGACTCGGACATCACTCCGGTTGCTTCGCAGACTCTCGCGCTCTGGGGTGCCCAGAGCGACAACGTCAACAAGGCGAGCCGTAACTGGTCGCGGAACGGTGGTGGGGGGTGGGTGGCTTGACCTTCGAGAAGCTGAACATCCCCGGCCTGTCCGACTCCGAGTCGGCTGCCCTGAACCGGAACCTCGAGCGCCTGGCGAACACGCGCCGGATGAACATGCGCCGGTCCGAGCTGTACGACGGGAAGAACGCGCTCGCGCAGGCGAGCGGTGTCGTCCCGCCGCAGTACTTCCGCCTCGGGATCGCGCTCGGCTGGTCCGGCAAGGCCGTTGACGGGCTGACGCGCCGCTGCCAGATCGAGCGGATGGTGTGGCCGGACGGCGACCTCGGCTCGGTCGGAATGGACGAGCTGACGCGGGACAATTTCCTGCTGTCGGAGATCGCGCAGGGCCTGACGGACTCGGCCCTGCATGGTGTCTCGTTCCTCATCAACACCCAGGGTGTCGAGGGTGAGCCGCGGTCGCTGATGCACGTCAAGGACGCGCTGAACTGCACCGGGACGTGGAACGCCCGCACGCGCCGGCTCGATGACACCCTGTCGATCACGTCGTGGGACAAGGACGACGCGACGAAGCCGACCGGCTTCATCCTCTACCTCTACGGGCTGACGATCAGCGCGACGAAGGCCGATGGCCGGTGGACCCTGACGCGCTCGGAGCACGGCTGGGGCGTGCCGGCCGAGCCGCTCGTCTACAAGCCTCGCCCGTCGCGCCGATACGGCCAGAGCCGCCTGACACGCCCGATCATGGGCCTGCACGAGCAGGCGGTCCGTGAGCTGATCCGGCTCGAGGGGCATATGGACATCTACTCCTACCCGGAGTTCTGGCTCCTCGGCGGCGACATGTCGGCGTTCCGCAACGCTGACGGCTCGCAGAAGGCTGTATGGCAGGTCATGCTCGGCCGCATCAAGGGCATCGAGGACAACGAGAACAAGCCTGACGCGCTCGCGCGGCCCGATGTGAGGCAGTTCCCTGCCGCGTCTCCTGAGCCGCACGCGAAGGCGCTGGGGCTGCTGTCGCGGGCGTTCGCGCGCGAGGCGTCACTCCCGGACTCGGCGGTCGCTCTTGAGGGACTGTCGAACCCGACGAGCGCCGACGCCTACGACGCGAGCCAGTACGAGCTCATCGCCGAGGCTGAGGGGGCGATGGCTGACTGGTCGACGCCGATCTCGCGGTCGGTGGCGCGCGGCCTGGCCATCCTGAACGGCCTGACTGACGTGCCTGACGAGTTCCTGACGATCGCGCCGGGCTGGCTGGGTGCGAAGTTCGAGAGCCGGGCGGCGAAGGCTGACGCTGGGTCGAAGCAACTTGCGGCGGTGCCGTGGCTGGCCGATACGGAGGTCGGGCTCGAGCTGCTGGGTCTCGACGAGCAGCAGATCCAGCGGGCACTCGCGGAGAAGCGCCGCGCCGCTGGGCGTGCCGTCCTGGCCGCCCTGACGCCGGCTCAGACGGCGACCCAGGCGCAGGCGAATGCCGACAGCGCTTGAGTCGCGGGCGGCGCTGACGCTCGTCACGGGCGCTGCTGTTGGCGCCGTGCAGCGGCTCCTCGGGTCGCTCACCGGCCCGCCAGAGTCGGTCCGGTCGGACCTGCTCGATGCGGTGCCGCAGATCATCGGCTACTACGCGGACGGCTCGTCGGCGCTCGCCGCTGACTTCTACGACGACGAGCGGGAGCGGGCCGCAGCACGCGGGCGGTTCCTCGCGGAGCCCGTCGTGCTGGACCGTGGCGAGAAGATCGGCCGCGCGGTCGCATGGGCGGCCAAGCCCCTCTTCGACGGCGACGGTGACCCGGCAGGACGGCTGGCCGAGGTGGTGCAGCTGGAGACGGCACGCCCGTACCGGGACACGATCACGACGAACCGTCAGCGTGACCCGCAGGCGGTCGGGTGGCAGCGCGTGAGCGCGGGCGGCTGCTCGTTCTGCCGGATGCTCGCCGGCCGCGGCGCGGTCTACAAGGAAGCGACGGCTCGGTTCGCGTCACACACGAACTGCCACTGCACCGCGTCGCCCGTGTTCAAGGGCAGCGACCCCGGCCCCGAGGCGTCAGTCGTGCAGTACGTCGCGAGCAAGCGCCGCCCCACCGCGCGGGACCGAGAACGTGTCCGCGCCTACCTCGCCGAGAACTACGGCGACTGAAGACCCCCGCGCACGCGGGTTACGCCGACGCTGAGCGGTCAATCAGCGGCCCATGGAGGAATCAGTGAGCGAAGGAACCGGAGAAGGCACGCAGGGCGCGCAGGAGAACGGCGCGACCGGCGACGAGCAGACCAAGACGTTCACCCAGGACGAGGTCAACCAGCTCGTCGGACAGGCCCGAGTGGATGAGCGCCGCAAGGTGCAGTCCAAGTTCGCGGACTACGACGAGCTCAAGACCAAGGCTGAGGGCGCCAAGACGCTCGAGGAGCGTTTCGCCGAGATCGAGCAGCGGGCAGCCAAGGCGGAAGCCGCGGCGCTGCGCTCGAACATCGCGGCGAAGTTCAGCATCTCCCCGGAGGATCGCGACCTGTTCCTGACCGGCGCCGACGAGGAAACCCTCACGGCGCAGGCGCAGCGTCTCGCACAGCGTGACGCGGACCGCAAGAAGCAAGGCAACGTCGCCCCGACCGAGGGCGGCAACCAGAACCCAGGCGATTCCAAGGGCGACGAGCGCGCATTCGCGCGCCAGCTCTTCGGGAAGACCGACTGACGTCCCAGGAGGACAGAAATGGCAACTCTCGCAACGGGATCGCTCTCGATCCCCAAGCAGAAGATCGCGCCCTGGCTGGGCAAGATCCAGAACGGCTCATGCGTCGCGACACTGTCGGCCGCCACCCCGATGACCTTCGGTGAGGGCGAGTCGTGGACCTTCGACATCGGCGAGGCCGAGTACGTCGCTGAAGGTGCCGCGAAGGGCGCCTCGACCGTCACGCCCACCAGCAAGACGATCAAGCCCTTCAAGTTCCACAAGACCCTCCGCTTCAACGAGGAAGTCCTGTGGGCCGACGAGGACCGCCAGCTCGAGGTCGTCGACGAGATCCTCGAGCTCATCCAGCCGGCGCTCTCCCGCGCGCTCGACTTCGGCGTGTTCCACGAGATCAACCCCACCGGTGGCGCTGTCGTCGCCGCCATGAACGGTGGCCTCACGGACACGACGAACCTCGTCGAGTACGCCGCCGCGGACAAGCCCTACGTGAGCCTGGACGCGGCCGACGCGCTCGTGCTCGCCGACGGCTACGTCCCGCGGGACATCGCCCTCGACCCGACGTACGCGGCGAAGTTCTCCGCGCTGCGTGGCGCCACGTCCGAGCAGAAGCTCTACCCGAACTTCCGCCTCGGCGTCGAGACCTCCGAGCTCGACGGCCACCGCGCCTCGGTGTCCAACACCGTCCGCGGCACCGGCGTCCTCGCGGTCGACACGAAGGTGCTCGGCTTCGTCGGCGACTTCTCCGCGATCCGCTGGGGCGTGCAGAAGTCGATCGGCCTCGAGGTCATCCGCTTCGGTGACCCCGACGGCGGCGGCGACCTCAAGCGCTACAACCAGGTCGCGTTCCGCGCGGAGGTCGTCTACGGCTGGGGCATCGCAGACCTCAACGCGTTCGCCAAGATCCACGACCTCGTCTGATGGCTGACAAGCCGAAGACCGTTCGCGGCACCGTCGGTGGCGCCACGGTCGAGACGAGCCAGGAGAACGCGGAGCGTCTCGGTTCCGCGTTCACGCCCGAGAAGGCGCCGGCCAAGAAGGCCGCAGCCAAGTCGTCGGCCAAGTCCGACGAGAAGTGACCTGAGAGGGGGCGGACATGCCGCTGACGACGTCGATCACCCCAGCGAACATCGCCGTCGCGCTCGGCGTGACCGCCCCCGACTCAGGCTCCCCCACCGAGGCGCAGTGGGAGATGTGGATCGCTGACGCGCTGATGCTGGTCCAGGTTCGTGTCGACTCGATCGACCCGGTCCCGACCGTCGACCAGGCGCGTCTCGACTACGTCATCCGCGAGGCTGTCGTGGCTCAGGTGCGCCGGCCCGACGATGCCCGGCAGGTGACCGTGGCCGTCGACGACGCTTCGACGTCGCGGACGTACACCAGCAGCCGCGGCCGGGTCTCGATCACCGATGACTGGTGGGCGCTGCTCGGGCTCGTTCCGACGAGCGGCGGCGCATTCGATCTCGACACCGTCGGGTCCTCGACGGTGCACCTGCCGTGGTGTGCGCTGAACTTCGGGGCGCTCTACTGCTCCTGCGGTGCCGACATCGCCGGCTACCCGATCTACGAGCTGGGCTGACGCTGATGTCCATCGGCTACGACATCGCCGCGGCGCTTCCTGAGCTCCGCGCACAGGCCGAGTCGATGATGCTCGACACCGTGAAGGTGGAGCGCCAGACCGGCGCCACGACCGACCCCGTGACTCTCGAGGACGTGCCCACCTGGGAGACGATCTACGAGGGCAAGGGACGCTGGCAGCGACCCGACACGGTCGCGGCCGAGACGGTGGCCGGCGAGGTCGAGTTCGGCGTGAACCGGACGACGGTGCAGCTGCCGATGTCGGCGACCGGCGTCAAGCGCGGGGACCGTGCGACCTGCACGGCGTCGACGTTCGACCCGGACCTGCCCGGCACTCAGGCGACGGTGCTTGCCGTGCCCAACAAGACTCACGCGATCATGCGCCGGCTGCTCTGCGAGGAGGTCACCTGATGGACATCGACCTCTCTGAGTTCAAGAGCCTGTCCGCGAGCCTCGGACGTGCGTCCGCCGCGATGGTGACCGCCGAGCGCGCCGTCGTCGCGAAGGCGCTCACCAACATCAAGAAGGAGACCCGCAAGGGCATCTCGACGAACCCGACATGGGCGCGACTCGCCTCGACCGTCAACTACGACCAGGCTGGCCTGACGGGCGTCGTCGGCTACGACGACCGCGGCCAGGGTGAGCTCGCCGGCATCGCGGAGTTTGGTTCGGCGCGCCACGCCCCACACCCGGCGCTGATGCCCGCCGCGCGTGACGAGGCGCCCCGGTTCGAGAAGGCAACGCTGGATGTGGCGTCCGGCATCATCGACGCCGCGCTGGGCAACCCGGCCGCGAAGCTTGAGTACGTCACGAAGGACGGGCGCACCATCCTCGCAACGGAGGCGCAGATCGCGAACTTCACGCGAGGCACCCGGTGAGCGCGGATCTCGCGTCGGCCATCATCGAGCGGCTGACCGCGGCCCCGCTCAAGGTGTTCGACACCCCGCCGCCGGCCACGACCGTCCCGCCATACGTCGTCGTCTACTTCGACGCTGGCGTCCGCTCCTCCGACCGCGAGGCCGACGCGCGCGTCACTCGCGACCATGGCTGGCAGACGGTCACCGTGGGAGCCTCCGCGTCGCAGACCCGTGCCGCCCTTGACCGCGTCACCGCGGCGCTCGAGGACTGGCGGCCCGCCGTGACGGGTGTGACGTTCTCGAAGGTTGACCACGAGGGCACGCAGCCCACCCGTCGCGACCCGGACATGCCGGATCGCGTCCTCTACATCGCCACGGACCAGTGGCGAGCGGTGTCGGACCCGGTCTGACGCCCGCACCCGTGCAACCCATCCACAACTGCCCGGAAGGGGCGATTACTCATGGCGTGGAAGCGCTACAAGGACCCCACGTCCGGGGACGAGTTCACGGCTGACGAGCGGGCCGGAACGGCGATGGGCCTCAAGCCTCTCGACAAGGACGCGGTCGACGCAAGCGACCGTCCGCTCCCCACCAAGCCCAACACCGACAAGGGCGGCCAGAAGTCCGCCGCGAGCAAGGAGGCCTGAGCCATGGCGCTCACCATCCCGCCCGGCGTCGACGCCAACGGCCGTCGCAACGCCATCTTCGTCCCTACCGACACGCTCTCCGTGGCGGTCCTCACCGGCTCGACCGCGGTCGAGCTGATGTGCTACCTGACCAAGGGCACGTTCGGCGTCTCGTCGGACACGCAGCGCGGCACCGACGAGCGCGAGTGCACGCTGGTCGCCGCCGAGGTCATGGGCAACACCACGTACTCGATGAACGACCTCGAGTATGTGTGGGAGCCGCAGGACACGGCTGGCACCTCGGCCACGAACCAGGCGCTCAACAAGCTCGGCCCGCGCACGGGTGGGGCCACCGGCTTCATCATCGTGCGTTACGGCATCGCGCAGGACACGGCGCTCGCTGCTGGTCAGCTCGTCGACAAGCTGCCCGTGACCCTCGGCCCGCAGCTGCCGAAGTCAGTCGACGGCAGCAACCCGGCCGAGAAGCTGAAGATCACGCAGTCGGTGGTCATCAACCAGGGCGCGCAGTTCAGCGTTCCGCTCGTCGCCTGATCCCTCATCGCCCCTCGGCTCGCGCTTTGCACGGGTCGCGAGCCGAGGGGTCAACCCGTGCAACCCCGTGCCGCAAGGAGATCCACCCATGTCTGAGCCCTTCGATTTCGAGGCGTTCATCGCTGGCGCCCACCTCGCCGAGGACACGTTCGCGCTCTACCTCGTCAACCACGGCCCGCAGATCGCTCGCCTTCAGGAGCAGATCGCCGCGGCCTCTGCGCCCGGCGACGAGCGCGAGGCGTCGACCGACAGCGCCAGCGCAGACCTCGAGCAGCAGGTCGAGACCCTCATCGCGCAGATGGAGGAGTCTAAGCGTGAGGTGACTCTGCGGACCCTCACCCCGGACGAGCTTCGTGACCTGTCTGGCGAAGAGACCGACGTGTACGACCAGCTCGCCACGCAGTCAGTCTCGCCGCGCCTCGACCGTGACCAGTGGCAGCGTCTCGGCGCCGCTGTGGGCGCGACCCCGTTCGCGGAGTTCGTGACGAAGGCGAACGCGCTCGCGGTGTCGCGGGCCGTGGTGCCGGATTTCTCGCCGACTATCTCGACGAGCCCGGATCTGAGGGAATCCTCACCGAACTGAGGACAGCTCGAGCGCACGGGTTGGGCCTGACAGCCTTTCGCGCGCTACCCGCGACGGACCGACTCCTGGCCCTGGCGCTCACGCTGTACGAGGATGGCATCGACCCGTCGCACGGGCAGCGGAAGGCGCTCGCGCTCGACCCGGACCTTGCCGACGAGTGGACGCACATCGACCCCGTGAAGGACTTTGCGGCAGAGGCGCTCGCGCTCGCAGCGGAGACCCGCAAGGACGAGAAGCACCCCCAGGCGTGGCGCTACGTCATCGGCCTGCGTGAGGGATGGGAGTCACGCAAGGCCGCGAAGGTGGCCGCGCGTGAGGCCGCTCAGGACGAGGGCTAGTCGCGTTTCGGTCGCGCCGCGTACTGCATGACGCCGCCGAGACCGATCGTCAACAGCCCCAGCCATGCCGGGCCGCGCATCACCACCAGCAGCACCGTGAGGGCCAGCCCCAACGCGACGATCGCGACCGGCAGCCATGCCCCGTCGCGCTTCTCCCCTGACTCATCCATACCGGCACGGTAGCGCCGGCCGACGCTCCGTGAGGGGGTTTCGTGGCAGCCGAGCGGACTGTTTACGTCAAGGTCGGGGCGAAGGTTGAGGGTGCGGTCGCTGGCCTGCGGAAGGTCAAGGCTGGCGTCGATGACCTGACGAAGGCTGACCTCAAGAAGCCGCAGAAGGCGTTCGACGACCTTTCGACGAAGTCAGCGCTGCTCGGTGGCGCGGTCCTGCTCGGTGTTGGCAAGGCGGTCTCGTCGTTCGCGGAGTTCGACTCAGCGATGTCCGGTGTGGCCGCGAACTCGGGCGCGACCGGCCGTGAGCTTGACGCACTCCGCCAGCAGGCCCTCGACCTCGGCGCGGCGACGCAGTTCTCCGCGACAGAGGCCGCGCAGGGCATCAACGAGCTCGCCAAGGCTGGCGTCTCGTCGGCGGAGATCCTGAACGGTGGCCTCAAGGGCGCCCTCGACCTCGCCGCCGCGGGCCAGATCGGCGTCGCCCAGGCAGCAGAGACCACCGCCTCGGCGCTGAACCAGTTCGGGCTCAAGGGCGACCGCGCGACGCACGTCGCGGACCTGCTCGCGAACTCGGCGAACGCTGCTCAGGGTGGCGTGGGCGACATGGCCGCAGCGCTCGGGCAGGCCGGTGTCGCAGCCAATGCGGCCGGCCTGAATATCGACGAGACGACCACGCTCCTCGCGCTTTTCGCGAAGGCCGGCATGACCGGTTCGGACGCCGGCACGTCGCTCAAGACGATGCTGCAGCGGCTCGCCGCGCCGACCGACGCCGCAGCCGCGGCGATGGAGTCCCTCGGCATCAGTGCGTACGACGCGCAGGGCAACTTCGTCGGCGCTCAGGTGCTGCTCGGGCAGCTGTCGAAGGCTACGTCGACGCTGTCCACCGAGGCGCGCGCTGCGGCGTTCAACACGATCTTCGGCGCGGACGCGATCCGTGCCGCGTCCATCGCGGCCGACGCGGGCGCTGACGGCTACGCCACAATGACGAAGGAAGTCACGAAGGCGGGCGGTGCGGCTGAGAACGCGGCGAAGCTGACGGACAACCTGAAGGGCGACATCGAGCGCCTCGGCGGGTCCATCGAGACCGCCTTCATCAAGGGTGGCTCGTCCGCCAACGATGCGCTGCGCACCCTGACGCAGGGCCTCGGCGGAATCGTCGACGTCATCGGCAACCTGCCCGGCCCCCTCGTGCTCGCCACGACCGGCCTCGCCGGCCTCGCGCTCACCATCCCCAAGGGCATCAGCGTCTACCGGGACTTCACGACGAGCCTCGACACCATGGGCCTGTCGATGGAGAAGGTCACGAACAAGGCGCCCCGCCTCGGGCGGGCGCTTCGCGGCCTCCAGGGGGTCGCGGCCGGACTGACCATCGCCGCTGTCATCGGCGGCATCAGCAACTCCTTCACCGAGCTCGAGAGGGTCGACTTCGACCCGCAGAAGATCGCGGACGGCGCGGTCACCCTGGACGACTTCAACAAGAAGATGTTGGAGCTGAACGACCTCGGGCTCCCGGTGGCCACGACGCTGAGCGACTTCGGGCAGGTGCTCGAGGCCACGTTCAGCCCCGGCAAGGGCCAGCAGATCGACTCCTTCTTTGCGACGCTGAACAGCAACCTCGGCTTCGAGAACACCTCGGACGTCGAGGTCGCCCGGCAGCGCTTCGAGCAGATGGACCGGACCCTCACGGCGCTCGTCTCGGGCGGCAAGGGTGACGCTGCGAAGGCGCTGTTCGACCAGATCACGACCGCCGCCGCCGCCCAAGGGATCAGCGTCGACCAGCTCAAGGCGAAGTTGCCGCAGTATGCGCAGGCTGTCGTCGACGCTGGCAGCGCCTCGAGCACCGCCGCCCCGCAGATGGGCGAGATCTCCGAGACCGCCAAGGACATCGAGGAGAAGGCCGAGGATGCCCAGAAGGCCCTCGACAACCTGAAGACAACCATCGAGGGGTTCGCATCGCCGCTTGCCAGCCAGCGTGCCGCCCAGCGTGATCTGGCCGAGGCGGTGACGGGTGTCTCCGCGGCGCTCGGGAAGCAGCGTGAGGCGCTCATCAACTCCCGCGAGGCCGAGCTCCGCGCCGGGCAGAAGGGCAAGGAGCTCAGCAAGGCCCAGGTGGCCGCTATCGAGAAGTGGGCTGACGCCCAGATCAAGGCCACCAAGAAGCTCGACATCAACACCGAGGCCGGTCGCACAAACCAGGCCGCGCTCGACAAGATCCGTGACGCGACCCTGAAGGCTGCGACGGCGACCTTCGAACTGACGCACTCGCAGGACCTTGCTGCGAAGGAAGTCACGAAGGGCCGAGAGGCGTTCGTCAAGGCTGCGATCCAGCTCGGCCTGACCAAGGACCAGGCGAACGCGCTGGCCGACAGCATGGGCCTCATCCCCAAGGACGTCAAGACGCAGATCGGCCTCTCCGGCGTCGAGACGACCAACGCCAAACTGGACTCTGTCACGGGCAAGGTCACCGAACTCGGCAATAAGAAGCCGAAGCCCGAGGTCAAGCCCTACATCAACAGCGCCAACGCCGCAGCGGTCGAGACACGCCTTGGCCAGCTCGCCCGGCAGCGCAACGCGTTCATCTCGATCAGCGCCGGCCTGACGCCGGCGGCGGCGAGCCTGCTCGGCGGCATCAGCGCCATCGGCGGCACGGTCATCAAGCGCGCGCAGGGTGGCCCGATCCACGGCATCGGCACGGCGACGAGCGACAGCAACATCGTGCTGGCGTCGAAGGGTGAGCACATGCTGACGGCGGCTGAGGTTCAGGCCGCTGGCGGGCATGCCGCGATCTTCGCGCTGCGCAAGGCGCTCCTGACTGGCGGCGTCTCGTTCCGCGCTCAGGGTGGGCCGATCTCGGCGCCCGTGTCGGCGTACCGCTCGGCCCCTGTGTCCGCGCACGGCGGAGGTTGGCGTGGCCCGTCGGCTGCCGAGATCGGCGCCGCGGTCGCTGCGCAGATGCCGCCGATGTTGAGCGTCCACAGCGGCGACGATGCGCGCAGTGCCGCGCGTGCCGCGATCCGTGACTGGGAGTGGGGGCAGACGCAGTGAGCGACCAGATGCGCTGGGACCTGTTCGGCATCCCCGCGAACGACGACACTGCGACCGACCCTGACGGATGTTCATGGACTGTCGCCTCGAGCGACGGATGGGACGCCCCCGACCAGCGGACCAGCCTCGGTGCGCTGACGGGCCGTGATGGCCAGCGCGTGTCGAACATGTACGCCGACGGGCGCCCAGTCGTCATCAAGGGCCGCATCTTCGCCCCGGACGACGCGGCGGCCTGGGCGGCGTACGACCGCGCCACGTCAACGATGCCGGGCCTGCGTGGCGTGGGCGAGATTGTGGCGTACGAGCCAGTGCCGAAGTCGCTGTCGGTGATCCAGGCCGGGCCGCCGCGCGTCAGCAAGCCGACTGGCGGGAACCTCGTGTACTGGCTGACGCTGGTCGCGGAGTACCCGTGGAAGCGGGCACTGACTGCCACGACGGTCACCGTGGGCGCAGGGGCGACGGTCTCGCACACTGCGACTGGATCGGCAGATGGGGCCGAGATTGAAGTCACGCTCACGAGTGGTGGCACCGTCGACCTGACCATCGCCGGTCTTCGTCTGCGCTGGGGTTCGCTGCCTTCGGGTGCGATCCTCACGTCTGGTCCGGGTTTCGACAACCCTAAGCGCACGGTGCTCGGCCCTGACGGCGCGAACCTCTACGGGCTGATCGTGCAGCCGATGCAGTGGCCGGCGATCGTGCCGGGCAGCAACTCGATCCACCAGGCGGGCACGGCGAACCTGTCGATCCGCTACTTCCCGACCTACGCCTAGGAGGGCGCTGTGGCATCTGGACCTGGGGTCTCCAAGGCGATTGACGCTCTCGACATGTGGCTCGCGGGCGGTGGCGTGATCCGCATGTGGACGGTCGCGCCGAACTTCGACGGCACGGGCGGCACGGAGTCGGTCCCTGCGGGCGGGGCGCCGACTGCGACGTTCCAGCCTGCGGTGGCGGGCACGGGCGGGCAGATCGCGAAGGCGACGTCGACGGGTGTGGTGACGTTCACGGGCGCCGCTGATGACTCGGCAGACATCGTCGCGCTGTCGGTGCACGATCCTGCGGACGACTCGCTGATCGCGATCGATCGGGCGTGGACGGCGCCGGGCGCCGGTTGGGCGTCGGGTGACTCTCCGCAGCTGGCGTACGTGTCCGTGCCGTTCGTGCCGGTGTCCTGACCCACCCTGACTCGCAAGGAGATTCGCCATGTCGTACACCCTTCCCGATGCTGAGAAGAACTACCTCGCCGACCAGCAGGCCGCGCGCGTCACGTACTTCTCGATCCACACGGCTGACCCCGGCACGACCGGCGCCAGTGAGGCGACCGGTGGTGGGTATGCCCGTGTGGCGTCGAACTTCAACGCCGCCGGCGCGGCCGGCCCGCTTGGGTCGACGTTGCAGCCCGCCACTGCGGGCATCGCGTGGGGTTCGATGACGCCGACCGTCGCGGCCGGCACGTACACGCACACGGGCGGGTGGTCGGCCTCGACAGCCGGCACGTTCCGCGGCGGTGGCTCACTCAGCGCGTCCATCGTCATGGGCACCGCTGGTGCCACCCCCGCGATCTCGATCAAGGTCGGACCGGGAGTCTCCTGAAGCTTCCGTCTCAGTAGGCGTTCCTGGCCTGCCACTCAAGGGCGCATTCTTGGCGGTCGCACAGCCCAGCGTCGGTGGCGGGCGCGCCACACACTGCGCAGAACGCGTAGCGCGCGGCCCACCGGGCACGCAACCAGTTGATCAGATCCATCCCCCGAGTATGCCGCCGCTTGCCGCAATGTGACTCGGAATCGTGACATATGGGAGCGCAGAAGAGATGCCATACACCGCGAAAACTTGGGCCGATGACCCGGCTGGCGGAACCCCGATCATGGCTGCCGACCTGAACAACCTGGAGCTGCGCGCCCCGATCCTCGTCTACGCCTCGGGCGCCTACCCGACACGACCGACAGGCGCGGTCTCCGCGCTCTACATCGGCCCGGTCGAGCCCACGACGTGGCAGGCCAACGATCGCTGGATGGACAACTCCTAATGGCGTACAACCTGAGCAGCCTGCGCGGATCGCCATCGTTCGCCGGGGCTGGCAAGTTCGGCTCCGCGTCGCTCTCGGGCGGCGTGATGAACAACAGCACCGCCGACGCGAATCTCTCGGCGACCGGGGCCAATGGCGGCGCCCTGACCTCCGGAACGGTCGAGGCGTGGGTGAAGGCCGCGAACGACGGGTCGATTCGCGTCGCCTTCGGACATGCCCAGTGGTTCTGGGTCGGCAAGGACTCGAGCGGCAACGCCCAGGCACGATACGGCAGCGCGGTGGGCGAAACCACCCTCTCGTCAACCACCGCAATCGCCGACAATGCCTGGCACCACATCGCTCTCGACCTCAACTCCGGCGCGGGCAGCCTCTACGTGGACGGGTCGCGCGTGGCAACGTCAGCCACGACCCGCAGCACCGGAACGCCGACCACCGCGGCAGGATTCTGCGTGGGCGGCTTCGGCGAGTCCGGCGACTCGACGACCGCGTTCGACTGGAACGGCTCAGTCGACGACGTTCGCATCTCGACGACGCGTCGCTACACCGGCACCACTTACACGGTACCGACCGCAGCCCACACGGACAGCACCCTCGACACTGCAGCTCGCGCCCTGTACCACCTTGACGGCAACGGCACGGACACGGCTCAGACCGTCAGCCCGGTGACGATCAACCCCAACGACGCAGGCATTCTCTACTCCCCGTACAACTGGGTCGTAGCGTCCGGGCTGGCCGAGTCGATCAACGCTGGCGCCTACTTCAAGACCATCATCACCGGGTCCCCGGCCGCCATCTCGCTCTCGTTCAACATGACGAGCGTGAGTTCGCCTGTCCCGCAGATTGCCTACCGAGTCGATCAGGGGCCGTGGACTGTCGCGGCTGTCGCCAGCAGCGTGGCCCTCACCATCCCGAGCGGGAACGCCTGGGCGAAGCATTCTCTCGAGGTCGTCGTGAAGTCCACCACCGAGACCGTGAACCGGTGGAACTCGACACGCAACGCAACGGTGAAGCTCACTGGGATCGTCACAGACTCGATCACCGCGACGGCAGTGAAACCAACCGTCCGCGCGCTCCGGCTCCTCGTCTTCGGCGACTCGATCACCGAGGGCGTGCGCACTCTCAACTCCACCGCGTCCAACGACACGGACCGCAACGACGCCCAGCAGGGCTGGGCGTGGCAGCTCGCCGAGAGCCTCGGCGCCGAGGTCGGCGTGGTCGGTTTCGGCGGTACCGGCATCAGCACGGCAGGGTCGGGCAACGTGCCGGCCCTTTCGACGTCATACGCGCTCATGTGGTCCGGCACGTCGCGATCGTTCAGCACCTCACCAGATCTTGTGGTACTCAACATCGGGACGAACGACGGATCGACGAACACGACAACGGCGATGACGGGCATCCTCAACGGGCTGCTGTCCGCGACGACAGCGCGGATCGTCGTGCTGCGGCCGTTCGGCGGGACCGCGCAGGCCACATACCTACAGGCGGCCGTCGCAGCCTGTAGCGACCCGAAACGCGTCTCCTACGTGGACACTGCCGGCTGGTGGTCCTCGACGGACAGCGCCGACGGTACGCACCCTTACGGCTACGCGAACGTCGAGACGCTCGCGCCACTCGTCGCATCCGCGGCCCGAACCGCACTGGCGCGGGGGGCGACGTGGATCAATGTGGGAGGCGTCGCGAAGGCCGCTTCCATCATCCGCCGATGACAGCGAGGGCCGCCCGATGACCTACCCCGGAAGCGGCACCTTCCCCGGCGCGAGCACCTTCCCAGGGGACTCCCCCACGGATCCAATTGTCGGCATCGGCAACCCAGCCGGAGTCGCGGCTACTGCGCACGTTTCCGCTGGCATCGGGAATCCCTCCGGATGGTGGTCGTCGGAGGAGCCGGGGGCTGTCCTCGTCGGAATCGGCAACCCTGCGGGCGTGGGCGCGTCTGCGCACGCCCAGACCGAACAGGGGAACAGCGCCGGTATCGGCGCGGCTCCTCAAGTCGAGACTGGCGTCGGCAACCCTGCGGGATGGTCCTCCGGCGAGCCCGATGACTTGTCGACCGACATCCCTGTCGGCGTCACCATCGAAGTCGGCGCGCTCACCCTGCTCAACCTCGTCACCCTGCCCGGCGTCGACATCCCCCTCGGGCTCGGCGTCGAAACCGGCGACTCCCAGCCCGTCGTGCCCCTGCCCGGCATCTCCGTCGAGATCGGCTGCACCGTCATCGCGCGCCCCGCCGAGGTTCCCGCGCCGGATCCGCGGCAGCAGCGCCCGCAGTGGCGCTACGTCGTCACCGACCTCGCGAACACCCCTCTCGGCGAGCTCACGGACCTCGAGCACGATCCCGTCGAGGATGGCATCGGCGAACCGGCCACGATGAGCCTGACGCTCGCGACCGACTCCGACCAGCACGCGCTCATCAAGCCCATCGAGCGGCAGTGCCAGGTGTGGGACGGTGACACGCTGCTGCTGCGCGGCCCGATCCTGCCCGGCCAGCCCTCCGACGACGGCACGTCGATGACGTACAAGATCCACGACCCGTCGTGGTTCTGGCGCGACGGCCGGCGCGTCATCACCCGCACCCCGCAGAAGAACCTCCTGCACAATGGGGACTTCAAGGCGGGCCTGACGTACTGGACCCGCGGCTACGACGCCGACTCGAAGCCGAAGGCCGCGCCGACCGTGCGCGTCGTGTCCGAGGACTTCGCCGACGACACCGACGGGCTCGACCCGATCAAGGCCGCCGAGATCGTCGGTGTCGAGTCGGTCACCGAGTCGGAGCTGTCGAGCAGTGCCGTGTTCTGGCCGAACCTCGCCACGTTCCGCCCCGGTGGCAAGGAGGCCATCGAGGCTGTCGCCAACGACATGCCCACCACGGCCGGGCTGAAGGTGCTCGTCGTCGGGCACACCGCCAACGACGGCACCGGCAACGGTCTCGCGCTGTCGCTGCGTCGCGCGGACGCCGCGAAGGCGGTCATCCTGACGAAGCGGCCGAGCGCGGTCATCACGACCAAGGGCGTCGGGTTCTACGACCCGAAGCCCGGCTACCCGATCGACTCGCAGGAGCAGCGCCGCGTCGTCATCTCCTACGACCAGACCATCACGGGCGAGTCGAAGCAGTGGATGCGGCAGACGATCGAGGTGACCCAGCCGAAGGCGGCCCGCTACCCGCTGACGCTGACGGCCGCAGCGATGCTGAAGGTCGCCGACGACTGGTCCGTCCCGGACGCCAACATGGTCAGCCTCAAGGTCGTCGCGCGGCGCAAGTCCGCCCCGACGAAGCCGTGGGACGAGACGTTGGGTGTTGGCTCGTCGAGCATCAGCGACACCGACCCGGTCGACCGGTGGATTCCGCAGACTGCGGAGGCGACCGTGCCCGCCGATGACCGCGCCTACCTCGTCGACGTCTACCTGTATGCGCCGGCCGCGCTCGCCCGCTACACGGCGGTCGGGCTGTTCCCGGACGAGCAGCTGTACTTTTGGGGCGTCGATCAGGCGCTCATTTTCAAGGGCGTCATGGAGCACATCCAGAAGCCGGAGTACGGCTACGCGAATCTCGGTGTCCTGACCCGCACGCCGGTCACTGGGATCAAGCGGGACCGGGAGTTCGCGTTCCGTGACCTGACTCCCGCCGACACGGCGCTCGACGGGCTCATGGGCATCAGCCGCGGCCTCGAGTGGGACACCGTCACCACGAAGGACCGGACGACGGCGACGACGTTCTACCCGCGGCAGGGCAAGACCGTCGACTACGTCCTAGTGCAGGGCGGGAACGTCGCAAAGGCGGTCCCGGCCACGACCCGCGACGTCGGGTCGGCGATCATCGCGCAGGCGCAGGGTCTCGGCTCGTACCGGGCCGTCGCCTACGCCACGGACGCGCGGGCGTTCGGCGGCACGAAGATACAGCGCGTCGTCACCGCCGAGCAGGACACGCCGCTCAACGAGCTCGGCGAGACGGCGAAGGCTGAGCTGTTCTGGGCCAAGTCCTCGACGCCCGCCTACTGGGTGGACATCGACCCGGACGCGATCGACGACGTCAAGGCGAACACGGCGAAGGGTGACACGGTGCGGCTCATCCTCGACTACCCGACGGCCGTGGACGCACTGGCCCGGATCGTGCGCCGGCAGATCCACCCGGACGGCCTGCGGCTCATGGTCGCATTCGAGGAGGCGTGACGTGGGCACCCTGAATCCCCGCCCGCGTGGCGGCGCGTCGCTGAGTGGCGAGCTGCGCGCGAGCAGGGATGACCGGCAGCAGATCCGGCGCCTGCTCTCGACACAGCCGAAGCCGAAGGCTGCCACTGTCGTCTCCTCCGGCGGCATCGTTGGCATGGCGCAGGTCGTCAGCACCTCCGGCTCGGTGGTGTGGTCAGCCGCGTCGTCGATCATGTCAAAGGCTGGCGTCACATATGCGGCTCCGACAGACCCATACGCTGGATCGCCCGGCGCGGCGGTAGTGCCGGTTTCCTCGTGGGTGACGGTCTCCGGCTATCAGCTGGCACTGACCCCCGGCTGGTACAACCTCGCCATGTCGATCCGCATCGAGTGGTCGAGCCAGGCCGGTGCCCCGCTGTCGTTGAGCGCCTACGCTCAGGGCGGCTGGGATGCCGCGCACAATGACCGCAGCGAGTTCGCGCTGGCACAGATCGGCAGCGCCAGCACGCCACGCTGGGGCCTCGCTCAGGTCGTCAGCAACGGGCCTACGTTCATCAACGAGGGCGACCTCGTGTGGGCTGAGAGTCACTCCCCCACGTCAGCCGCGGCCGCGAACGTCTCCGGGTCGATCGTGTGGGACATCACGAAGCTCGGATAGCAGAAACCCCGCCCGCGTCGCGTTCGGGTGGCCCTGCCCCTCCGCTGCCACGAGGGGGGATGGGGCGCCGCGACGGGG